CGGGGGTGATGGCGGGCTCGCTGATCTTGGAGGGCTACCTCACCCGTTGGGCGCTGCTGGGCTCCGCCAGCTGGCTGGCTGCCGGGTCGTCGCTGAGCTGGGATGAGACGGGCTACAGGCCGGCTGGGATGCTGCCAGGCGCCGAAGGCAAGGCGGTGCTAACCAACCTGTCAGCGCTGCCCACCCTGGCCGATGGCACCGAGCAGGGGCAGTTGAGGATGCTGGAACTGAGCCAGCCCTTTGGCGTCGGCGGGATCGGGATTGAGCTACGGGAAGCCCTGGGGGACAAGTTCAGGGCGGCCTTGTCTAGTGCCGTGTAATCTTAGGAAAGCTCAATCAGTGACACGATTCAATCAATGGCACGCCGGTACGTAAGGGACGGATTGGGGCGTTTCGCCAGTGGCGGCGGGGGGGGGCGCAGCTCTGGCGGTGCATCTGGTGGTGGCGGCACAAGGAAAAGGGTAAATGCACCACCCCCGCCTGCATGGTCTAAAGAGATGCTAGCCGCAAAGGCAAAGAGTGACAAGGCGAGCAAGTCAACGACGACCGCCAAGCCAGTTCTTCGCGGGAGAGGTCGCGTCATTCAGCCAAGCCGTGCCACCTATCGCGGAACCGACAAAGAGGGGATGGCAGTGTTTGGAAGCGCCAAAAAGCCAAAGACATACAAGATCCCATCTAACACACCTAAAGCCGCAGCTAAACCAGCAGCTACAAGTTGGCGCCTAACCAATCCAATGACTCCTGCGCAAAAGGCAGAAGCTAAGGGATTGGTTAGGCGCCAAAATGAACAACTTATGAACCAATCCAAAAAGCCACTCAAATGGCGATAGAAAACCAGCACTGAACCATGAGTATCCGCGTTGAAACCACGGTCACGGGCCCCGGCCCTGGGGCAACGGATCGGATGCTGCAGGAGATCGCCCGCAAAACCCTGATCGAGCTGTTTGGCCGGTATCAGGCCAGCTTTAACCCTGCGGCGTGGAACTGGCCACGGAAAACACAGCGCCGGGTCGGGGTGGTTGGCAGCCCGCGCAATATCGTGGACACCGGCTCACTGCGGCAAAGCGGCACCTATAGCTTCATTGGCCCCTACACGCTGGAAGCTCGCTGGAGCGCTGGCTACGCTACTGCCGTGCATGAAGGTGCCCGACTGCGCAACGGCACCATCCTGCCGGCTAGGCCCTGGACAGATGCGGTGAGTGGCGCGGTGCAGGCCCCAGGGATCCCCGTCTATCCACTGGGGCAGCGGCTGCAGCAACGGATACAGGTGGCGGTAGCGCGGGGCTAGGTGGGTTGGTCGCTGTCTACCGTCGTCGGCAGGAACTGAGTTGACGCCGGCAACCAGTATGTGAACGGCAAGTCCATCTTCAAGCAATATGTCGGTTTCAAATCCCAGACCAATTGCACTTGGCCGCAGTGCCTGAAGCTCTTGGCCAGGTAGCAGTAGTGTTCGTCGATGGCGCTGGTTCCATCGTATGCCGTGATGACCACACAATCCCCGTCCTCCGGCAGCCGTTCGCTCACCGGGATGGGCTTTGGCGCGGGGGCGGGGCGGCCATAGCGGGCGAGAACGGCGTGGGCAAACCGCAATGCTTCGCCATATAAAGCAAAGTATTCCGCTTCTTTGTCCCAAAGGTCATATAGCTCTTGATCGCTCGGCCCCTCCATCTCCGGCTCGTCCAGAGCGGCTCGGAGCTTGAGGGTTACACGATTAAGTACGGCCGCACGGCCAGCGTCAATCTCTGACAGCAGCTCAGCACACAAGGCACGAAAGTCGGTCATGGTCGGTGGTGGTGAATGGGTGCTAATGCTTTGGTTAGTTCAGGTAGTGGGGGCAGGCGCCAGATCGCCGACAGCAACCGCTTCTCCAGCTTCTTGCAGTCGGATCCTAAGGCGTCGCACCATTTCTGGCGTAAGGGTCTTGCCAGTGCGAGTGCAACAGCCAGCCTCAAAAAGATCACGGCTCAAAGCCGACAGGCTCTTGTCACACCCAGCTTCCAGGACATCCCGGTAGTTCATGGCCTGCCGCAAGGCCTCTACATGGGCTGCGGTGTTGCGCTGTTTGGTCGCTGGCCTTAGCCCACCCAGAACAGTGCCTTTTCGCAGGGCTTGCCGCAACCCTTGGCGGATTGCGTAACTAGGGGCGATTTCACCGGTTACAAGTGGTTGGTCCATGAAGGGGTGTCGGTGGTGGTAGTGAATGAGTGCCGGGGCTTACAAGTCGGCCATGCCGCCTGCAACTCAGTCATCGGGCCCAACGAAAGAGACCCGGCCCTCACATCCTAAGCCATCGCCCTTCCCTAAGCCACTACGGCAAACTGGGAAAACACAACAGCACCGTGCCCCTGCCGTTTGTCACCGCGCTAGATGTTCAGGTCCAGGACGTGGGGGACGCAACCACGGGTATCCTGCAATTCCCGGTCTTCCATGCTCTGCTGGTCGGGGAGCGCTTACTGCTGGAAGAGATTGAAGACCAGTCCACGCTGACCGATCAGTTGCAGCGCTTGGCTCAGGTCATCCAGCACATGGACAACCTGCCCGAGCCGACCGCCAATCTTGTCGCACTACGGGTGATGTCCGCGCACAACGGCATTCCCGTGGTGCTGGAGCCACTGGAAACCATGATTCGCAAGCGCGAGCACCGGTTGATCCATGAAATTGACAAGTGCCAAACCGCAAAACTTCAAGCAAGGGTCACGCGGATGGTTACCGCTGCAATCCGTTACCGCCTGGGGGAAGTAGATGCTGACTGCGCCAACTGGACCGATGATGAAACCCTGAAGATGACCGAAGGGCTGCGAGATGCCATCTACAACTTTATGCTGCGAGAGCAACGCGGGGGCAAGGATCAGGAAGCGCCCGACTTGCAAGCAATGGCCGAAAACCTGGGGAAGCCCAACCTGCCCCAACCGACTGGGGCGCAATTTTCTGGCGAGTCAACGACCTCTGGCCCAACCATCAATTCTTCTCCTGTGAGCGATTCGCCTACTGCCCCGAAACGATCGTCTGGGAAGCGCTCGAAACAGGCGCCCGATTCCTGAGGGAACGGCAGCACGCAGCAGAGAGGCCGATCGCCAACCTTCACGCCTGGTACGCCAGCGCACACCGGGACACCGATAAACGCAGCGAGCCGTTCAAGATGGAGGACTTCTGTTGGCACTTGCCGCCGACTGCGGCTGGCGATGCACCACAGGGCCCGCCTGCAGAAGCTGGCGCGGCGATGCTTGCCCTATGCGAAGCCCAGCAGGTTCCAGGGTTTGCGATGGCCTTCTACGATGCCCTTGCTACCGCCGGAGAGGGAATAACCCCACCCACACTGTTGGCCCTGCTGGCAGATGATGCCCTGCTACTGGCCCCAGTCGAGCAGCAGGACGGCTGGCGGGGGTTGCTGCTGGCCGAAGATACCGCAGCCGGTCAGGTGCGTGCCTTCAGGATGGCGGGGGATCCGCAGCGGGTGGTGGCGCTGCTTGTGCCAGACGCTCCCGATGTTGCGACGCCAGCATGGGCGGCGGCAGGAGCATGGCTGCCCATCGCTCAATCTGCTGATAGCACGCCTCAACCTCCTGCGCTGCCGCCTGGATTGACGGGAAATAGCCCAGCGACCAACGGCGACCATCCCACCACACCCGAGCCTGATACGGGCGATGGTTGTTGTGAGGGCAGTGGCTGACGCCGCGAGGATAGGAGGCCATGCCCCAGCTTTCCAGCCTAAGCCGCTGATGAGGCTTAAGCCATGGCGGCACCCTGAGAGGTAACGCCCCGGCATGGCCGGCAGAAACATGACTTTGGAGTGGCAGCAGGCCTTTGGCTACCGGTTCTTTTTTGCCCCCATCAAGTCGTCAGCGATCGACCTAACCCGCGTCAATCTTGGCGGGCTTGGTGCTGGCAAATTCATCAACGACACCACGATTCAACCGGCATCCGCCAAGGTGATTACCGCCGGCACGGGTGATACCTTCGCTTTTGGCGTTGGCACCAAAGCGGTAACGAATGCCGTCACCACTACCTCTCTCGCCACCCTGACCTTCGACGCTGCCCACGGCATTGCAGTAGGCCGGAGGATCGTTGTCAAAGATCTCCCCGCCCCGTTCGCCAGTCTGAACGGTTCGTTCGTGGTGACATCGGTGACCACCACAAGCCCGCACACCCTCTCCTACGCCCTGGCTGGTTCTGCGATCACCACGGCCGCCGTTGCCGCTGGTGTAGTGGCCCCCTCGCTACTGCTTGATGGCACCGATCCTCCGTTCCGGCTGATGGGGCTGACCAATGCCCAGCCGGCCAACGCCACCACCAAGGAATCCGTCACCACCTACGACGAGGAAGCGGGTGGTTACGCCACGCCGATCCCGACCGCCAAGGACAAGGCCTGGACGCTATCTGGGGTCACATCCTTCGCTGCTTCTGCGTGGCGTGCCATGCGGCTATGCGAGGAACTGAACCTATCCGAGAAGTTGATGATCGCGTACGGCTTGATCGGTCCTTACAACGGCAACCAGGTGGAGTATGGGTACGGCATGTTTGAGAGCTACCAGCCGGAGCAGGCCGCCGGCACGGTGCTCAAGTATCAGGTGAGCCTGGCTGGCTACGGCAAGCCAGGGCTTGAACTGCTCTGATCATGGCGATCACCGTTCGGGGGGAGAAGTTCGAGGGCTACAACAAGCCCAAGCGGACCCCCCAGCACGCCACTAAGAGCCATGCGGTGCTGGCGAAAGAGGGCGAGAAGGTCCGGCTGATCAGGTTCGGGCAGCAAGGTGTTACCGGTGCTGGCGATCAACCACGCACCAAGGCGCAGAAGGCCCGCCGTGCGAGCTTCAAGGCCCGCCATGCCGAGAACATCGCCAAGGGTCCTATGAGTGCGGCTTGGTGGAGTTCGCGCACCAAATGGGCTATAATTGGAGCGCTGTTGAGTAACTTATTAGTTAACAGTGCTTCCTGTTGAAGACGCACGCACAACCCTTGAAGGTGGCCGCTGGTCCGCAGTCTGTAAATGCGGCCAGCGGAGTGCTTTTGCGTCTAAAAACAGTTGCTTGCGTATGCTTGAAAGAGGAACCTGCAGGCTTTGTAAAAAAGATTACAGAAACGTACTTTGCAGCGTTCCAGTTTACAGGAGAGCAGACGGAAAGTGGTGCAGCATTTGCTCGGGCTGTGGCAAAGAGCAAGCATATACAAGAAAAGATCATGCTAAACAAAGTGAGCTTGGCGATTGGCAGTGCAAGCCATGCGTTGCACTCTCTAAAGGTTTTTCAGGGAATATGCCGGTTGGTGACGTTTTGCGGCTGTACAACCGATTTAGCAAGCTTGCGCTTAATCGCAATATTGCCTGGAATGTGTCGGTCGAGCAGTTTGAAGCTTGTTTTACTGGCAAGTGTGCGCTCACTGGGTGGGACATAAGTATGAGACACGAAACTCAAACTGCAAGCCTTGATCGTATTGACTCATCAAAACCCTACGAGCCGGGCAACATTCAATGGGTGCATCCAATGGTTAACATGAGCAAAAACAAGTATCCACAAAAAGATTTTATAGACATGTGCAAAGCGGTTGCTAGTCAGGCTCAGCCGTTGTGATTAAACGGTAGATCTGATCAGATATCCGGAAATCCCGGACAACTGAATTGATGGGCCCCGGCGATGCTGGGGCTTTTTTGTGGTATCTTTAGCAGGTCACTGCTCTGCGCTTTCGACGGAAGGCGCATCAGTTTTTGTATTGGGAAGCTGCAGCCCTCCTGATGCCGACGAAAAGCCCTGGCCTTGGCTGGGGCTTTTCTGGTTCGGGTAATTATTGGGAATACTTGCCTATCAGGTAGCTAAACACGAACGTAATGAAGCATACCCCAGCATTGAATGGATCGGTGAAAGCCAAATAAACAACCACCGCCGCCCATATCACTGCAAGCAAATTGGCTACAGTAGCGTGAGCTATTCTTTTTGGAGTGATGTGAGAATTGGAAGGGTCAAGGCCAAAGAAGTTTTTCATGGTTGGGTGGTGTCAGTAGCGGGGTGGTTGCTTTGCCTGGATTTAGCCAAAACAAACGGCGTCAGCCATTCTACTACGCCTTCCTCGCAAAGGGCTGCCATAAATTCAGGGTTGTCTTTTATCAGCGCCGCCATTTTAGATGTGCAATGAATTACTTCTGTGTCGATTTGATTATGTCCGTAAGTTTCTGCGCGTAGGCGTGAGTATGTTTTGACATCAGTTACACCGCTACTTGCGGCTTCAATAACTATTGACCCAGGATCATTGGGATCTCCAGGTATTTGTGATACTGAAAACCTTTTACTCTTATGCAAAAAACTGTCTGCTATCCACTGAGCATCCAAATAATCGCTGTAAGTAATATCTAGTGTAAGCCCAAAAGTAATGGAAGCGGTTTTCATGGCGTGGTTGGGGGTGGTGGTGTTGAATCAGTGGAAAGGGCCTGGCGGATCAGCTCCCGCGCCCATACCGTTACCGGTGTGTCCTGTCGCTTGCAATGCTCACGCACGGCTGCGTAAAGGTCTGGCGCCATGGTGAGCTGAATCATGCAACGACCGTCTTTGCGGATGCTCATGGTCGGTCTTGGAAGTCAACGATAGAAGGCATGGGCGGAAATTCTTGATCTTTGAAGATTTTTAGCTCTTGTCCGGTAAAGCTATAGTTAAATACCTTGATGTAATTAGCTAACCAGTTTTGTGAGCGCCGTTTCTTGTCTGAAGATAAAAAGCATTTATTCCTGAAAGCGAGTATTGGGTCATGTCTTTTTAGTGCAATACCTTCTTTGATATTTTCCGCAAACTGCTCTAATGTTGACACTGCGTGCCCTTTGCACATAGCAGCATAGATCAAGCAACCAAAGGGGCCTGGGACGACAATGCCACTCATCTCAAATTTTTTAGCTAGCGCAGTGGCCCACTGCCACCCTTCTGGGTCTGATTTGTATTCTTCCAATATATGTAAATTTGTTACCGTAGAAGCGGCGTGGTGCCCGCTCCACGCTAGGTTGGGAGCCTGTTTATAGAGTAGAAAATTCCTAATGGCCGCCGCCATGCAATGTGTATTGTTTGCGCCATTAACCGACAAAACATCAGCCCCATTACGCTTCTTGCCGGTGTCAAGTACCGAGAAAACGTTTGGATCAATACTTGTTGTCACAAGCATTTCCACAGAGATGCCGGTTTCTTGCACGGCCTTCAACCTATGCTGGCCGTCTAGTATTGTGCCGTCTAAGCAAATTGCAATACCCTGATGGGTTAGCTTCCATTCTCCAGAGTTTAGTTGTGATTTTAGATAGTTTAGATTACTTTTGGCAAACGGTCGATTTCTTGGGTTGCGTGTTAAAAGCTCTTCGGCTAATTCGGGTGTGATCAGAATCGTTTTTGATTCCATGGTGATAGGATCAGCCGATGCGGCTGTGCGAGTGGGTGCAGTCGTTGACCAGTGGCGGGCGGGGGGGTGCAACCCCGCTTGTTCCGCATGATCGGATCATACCCCATCCCTAAGCCGTTCGCCAAGGGCAGCGCCACCCGCCCAGCAAGCCGCCCGCCCCAGCCTGTCGGGAAAGCTGAGGCATGACCCTGCCCACCACTGCACAGGAGCTATACGACCTGCTGGCGGCCGATGCCGTGGTGGCCCCAGCGCTGGGGACCTACACCCCCCGCAGCGGCACCACCATCCCCGCCATCGCAGTGGTCCGGCGCAATGAAGCATTGCCCGAGGGGGTGGCCGTGGCTGGCCTGGAAGTGGTGATCATGGCCAACCCCGACTACGCCACCGAAGCCTTCGCCACGGGTGAAACGGCGCTCAATCCGCAGTTCCGGCTCTACGTGTCCGAGTGGTCGCCAGCGGGTGACTTCACGGCCCTGCAGTTGCTCACGCAGCGGATCATTGCCCTGCTCCCCGGCTGCCGTGCGGTGCCGATCGGTGGCGATCCCC